CAACACCTGAGCGGATTAAAGCGCCGTTTAACGATCAGCAAGATGGTTTAGTTCGCTTTTTTGTTGAAGAGCTGAATATGAGCATTAGCGCGGTGAATAATCCTGAAACGTTTCAGTGCTTTAAGGCGTGGCGGGAAACCCATAGCGATGAAGTCATAAAAACGCTGGTACGCCAAGCACGAGCGATGGTGAATCACAAGATTAGCGTGCCGAAATATTTTAATTATTTATTTACCACTGAACAGACCAATAACAGCAACCTAAACAACACGCAAACAAACAACATGGGGTATTACGATGAAGCCAGTCAGCAATATATTGAGCAATCTAATCAACGACCAACAGCAAACCGTCAACCTAGCTCAAGAAAACCTAAACAACCACGCTGGCAACGAACCTACGAATCAGCAACAAGCGCATCCGTCCTATGGGGTTGATCCTTCATTTAAAGAAAAGAAAGAACAAGCAGAATGGTTATGGCTGGAAATGGATAGTTTATTTCCTAATAAATGGTTTAATTCGGTCGGCGAGGCTGTCTTTATACTGCGTGATGAAAAAGGCAATGAGTTTGAGCAATTAAGTCCTATTGCTCGTCGTTGGATAAAGAAGCTTAGCGTATTTAAGGGTGCTGATATTGCACAAGGTTTAGATTATTTATCGGATCAGCCGTTTAAGTATTTACCTAATTTGTCCGATGTGGTGAGTTTTTGTGAAGAAGCAAAACGAAAACGATTATCTGATGAAAACTATCAAGCCCAACAACAACGCATTAAAGATAAACGGCTTTTGGAAAAAAAGCCACCAACACTCGAACAAAAAATGTCTGCCCTTAATGCTCAGTTAGATACGTTTAAGGTGCTGGGTATGTTTGATGCTGTGAAAGATATTGAGGCGGAGTTAGCTTTATTGGCTAATGGATGAGCTTGAACGATTCACGCGGCTGGTTAATACGCTGCGTGAATCCGATGATCGCTTATTTGATGTGACGATTGGGCGTTATGAGCTTGATTGTTTAAAAGACCGACTGACTAATGAAGGGCATTTAGTGGGTCAGGATTATCCCAGTTTTTCTTGTAACGACTGTGTGTATTCGGTCGCCTTGCGTGATGAATACGGTTTTGTCGTGATGCGAGCAACGGCATTCAGCAATCGTGTGACTTGTGCAAAACAGGGCGTTCATCAATTACTAAAATGCTGTCCGTATTGGATGCGTGAAAGTGGACTTTAATTATGGGTAAAAAAATAACGAAAGACGATGTGCTCAGGGTGGTACATCGTGAACAAGGGCATTCTGGCTTAACGTTGGTCTGGTCACTTTTGGGTGGTCAATTTGATCAATCACTCAAACCGATAGGATTTATTGAACGTGTGTCATTTGATGAATTAAAGCAAGTTGAAACTGTGCCGCGTTTAGCGCGTGGCTTGGTTAAACAAGGCTTGTTGTTGCGTAAAGAACATTTACGTTTTGGTGATCAAACAGCACGTTCGGCGTTTTATCCGCTGCATTCGACTAACACGATTCGCAATTACGGCAAAATCAGGATGGATGATGATTCATCGATGCCTAAGAAAGTTATTAAAATGCCCGATGATTTTATGGATGAATTATTTGGTGAGTTGGGGTGACTGTAGGTGTACTGATTTTTAGAAAAAAACAATAAGAATCAATAACTTATTACCACTATTTAGGGTTTTTATTAGGGTGGTTTTTATGGTGGATTGGAGTCGGATTGTATTGGACTTGAGGTTCAATGCTAAGTTGTCTGTGCGTAAAATTGGCAATAAAGTTGGCTTATCTTGTGGTCAAATTTCACGAATAACGAATGGTAGCGAACCGCTACACTCGAACGGTGAACGCATTATTGCCTTGTGGGAAAAGCAGATGAATAAAACACGCAATGATATTCCAACCATTTAAACGGTAATTGTTGCGTAGAGGAAACAGCCCTTGTGTTAGCTTAGGGATAATTTGTTTTTATCGACCTATAAAATAAAAGGGCAATGTATGATGAATCAGGTAGTCGTCACTGACGGCATGATTAATGCGGCTGTGAGCAGCTTAAATAGTTGTGATCAGGCAAATTTTTTTAGTTTATTTGTTAATGCGGCTGAGGAAGCACACAATGATTTAAGCATTGATGTGACGAATCAAATCAATGTGCTAAAACAAAGAATTGAAAATATCACCATCAATAATGAGGTGTTCAATGATATTCAGTTAGGTGATATTGAATCTATCCTTGTTCGCTTGATTAATACGGACGGGATGCAAAGCGTTTTAAATAATGCGTGTGTTTCCGTCGGTGGTAAGCGTTTTACGATTGCGAGTGCTGTTGAAGCCTTAGCCAGTGCGGTTGATATTAAGTCGTGGGAAATGCCGCAAACGACTGCGTGTGAAGTGCCAACCCGTTTTATTGCTACCTTGGATAATGACGTGATTCAAACGTTTGTGGGTAGCCCTGTTTCTTTGAGTGATACGTTTGCGAAGTATCGCTACACGACTGAAAACTGGAATAACACAGGCTTGCAAGCAGGCTTTGATGTGGAGTTTGCCATTAATAAAAAGCTGTTCCAAGCGTTTGGTAAGGAAATCCCTAGCAAGCAATATGCGGTGAAGAAGAAAGATAACCTTGTCTTCGATATGACCGATAGCTTAACGCTGTGTAGCAATATGAATACCGATGTTGATTTGAACAATGATGGCATTATCGGTCGTCCTGATATTGTGATTGATGATCCTGTGGTTGATCCCCCTGTGACAAATGAGCCTGTCGATAATGAGTTTGTTCATGTTAATATCATTGATCCCGTCAAAATGACTAACTTTATTGGTTATGTTAATACGGTGACAGGTGATAAATATGCACGATTGGAAGATTTACCCGTCGATGCCGTGACCATGACTCAGCCACAATATGATGCAAAATACGGTCACTCATTTGATGCCTTAGCCGTGATTAATGCTAATGCGTCATCGTCTGAAACAACATCGACTAGCACGACCACCACCACCACGACTACCACAAGCTCAAGCGGTGATGGTACGGATTTTAGTGATGTATTGGGTGATCCAGATGCAGGCAGTACAGGCAACTAAGCGCTTTTAATTTCTTTATTTTCTCGGTTGGTTATCACAACAAAAAAAGGGCGCGTTCTGCGTCCTTTTTTTATGGTGACATAAAGCCATAAAGAAGAGGCATTATATTGATGGCGCGTGATTTATTTAGCGGCTTGGGTATTCCGCAGGATATTGATTCATTGTTGAATGTTTGGGGACGTTATCGGCGATTTTCCGATAAGTTTAATCACTTGGGTTATCCAAAAATTAATGTCTTACACCCTAAGCACGGTGTTGGGCAATCTTCTGAGACTGATTTTGTGTTTGATAATGATCAGGTACGCAACAAGGTTTTGCTCATTGATCAAGTGATTAATGGTTTTGAGGCACTTTACCAAAACATTGCTTATTTGAATTGGGTGACAATGCCTGATGAAACGCTAAACTCACGCTTAACGATAACGAATAAGCATATTCTAACGATTAGCAAAACAACTTATAAAGAATTGATTATGTCTATTAAATTAGTCATCGCTGCAAAACTGTCTTAAAGTCACTTGACAAAGCCGACCTTTTTTATATATGATTTAGTTATCATGATGATTCGTGTGTTTAATGAGTTGTTATGGTTACTGGTTAAGTTTTAAACCCGTCATATTGGCGGGTTTTTTTATGCCTGCTTTTTAAGGCGCTGGTTTTATTATTCAACAATAAAACAAAATGGAAGAATAGCCCGATTGGTCTTTGACTGGTTGGGCTTTTTTTATGGGTGCTTATAATGAATTATACGATTCTCTTTGATGAGTTACGCGCTAATGTCTTCGGCGGTAAACTAAAACAATCACAAGTCGATGGCTTAATTGATTTATTAAAAGTATGGGAACAGATTGCCGCTAAACAAGGCTATGCCAGTGCGGTTCATGATGCGTGGTTAGCGTATATTCTCGCAACGGTTTTCCATGAAACCGCACGACTCATGCAACCTATAAAAGAGCTTGGTAGTGAGCGCTACTTTACTGAAATGTATGATATTTCGGGGAAGCGTCCGCGAGTTGCTAAGCGCTTAGGGAATACTTTTATCGGCGATGGGGCGAAGTTTGCGGGGCGCGGTTATGTGCAGCTCACAGGTCGTAGCAATTATGCGTTGCAAAGTAAAAAGCACAAGGTTGATTTAATCAGCCAGCCCGATTTATTAATGACGGATAAAGCGCTATCCGCAACTATTCTAATGGTCGGCATGATTGATGGGGATTTTACGGGTAAAAAACTCGCGCATTATCTTCATGCAGGTAAAACCGATTTTATTAATGCACGGCGGATTATTAACGGGAAAGACAAAGCCCGTTTAATTGCAGGCTATGCTGAAAAGATTTTAGTGGCGATTCAGTTAGCGATTGCGGTAGAGCGTTTAAGTGCGATTGAATCGTTTAACTATCAAGGTGATTAATTAAATTTTTCTCAACAGGTAACGTAATATGACAGATCATAACAACGATGCTCCCAAAGATTATTCCAACGTTGAACCAACAAGCGTTGAGCATGAACCACAAGGGGATGGTTTTACCGAAAGCAAGCCCTTTTATCAGTCCAAAATTATTAATTCCGTGGTGCTCATGTTGGCAACAACTTTTGTATCAAAATATGGACTGGATTTATCTCCCGAAGCATTAGCGAATTTGTTAATGGGGATTATTACCTTGGGTGGTTCAGTGATTGCGGCGTTTCGTAAATGGGGAACGAAAACAACCATTAAATAAGCCTTACTCATTGTTTTAGGTTCATCTTTTCGGTGATTTATTTTTATTGGGTTAGGGCAGTTAGAGTTTAAGAATAACAAGGATAACAAAATGGATGAAAATTTGAATACTCGTGTTTCCTTGGTAGAGGAGCGCGTGGAACGTCATCGAAAGGAATTAGATGAAATGAAAGCAGCAATTAGAGGTGTTAGCGGTGATTTAGGAAAGCTAACCAGCTTAATCCATAAAGGTGTGTGGATGTTTTATGGTGCAGCGGCTTTATTTTTATTAAATGAAATTGGCTTAATTGCAATGTTAAAAAGTCTACTTTTATAAACCATTATTGATCGTATGCAACTATTAATCGGCGGCTTTGCAGAAACATCACTGACAAAGCGTGAAAAAGACTTCTTGGATGCCTTAGAGTTGGGTGTGCATGAAACAGGGCGACCGCTTCATGCGTATGAAGCGGCGCTTAAAGTCATGAAGTCAGAAAAGCCGATGGCAGAACGGATTAAATCAGCACGAACAACCGCGTATAAAATCTTGAATGGCGGTGATCCGTCGAGTATTTCCGAGGAAAAGCGCCAAGCCAAGTTAGCGGCGATTCGTGCGTACCGTGAGCATTTACGCCAGCAAAAGCAAGATGAAGCACGGATTGAGTTATTGGAATGTGTGCGTCATCATCGTGAACTGATCCAGATCGGTTTAGGTAAGAAGAAAGTCAGTAAAACCATTACGCAAGTCGTTACAAGTGATAACGGGGATACACGTTTTGCCCAACAAGATGTTAAAGAGTATATGCCCAATCTGACGGCGGTTAATCAATCATTGGTGCAGATGGCAAAACTGGGCGGTCTGGTCGTTGATAAGAAAGAGGTCACAGGCGCAAACGGTGAACCCTTGAATAGCGTGCTGACGGTTGAGTATGTCGATACCGATAACCATCAAGGCAACAGCGAGGTGAAGGATGCGGATTCAGATACCTAAAGCCTTTGCTGCCTTGGCAAAACCAAAACGCTATAAGATTTTTTATGGCGGTCGAGGTGGCGCAAAATCAGAGTCTATTGCACGACAAGCGATCCTCAATGCGGTGTCACGTCCTAATGGTTTTCGTATGCTTTGTGGGCGTGAGTTTCAGAACTCAATGGATGATTCGGTACACGGTTTATTAGCCAGTACGATTGAGATTATGGGTGTGGCCCATTTGTTTGATGTACAAGCGACGGCGATTTATGGGATTAATAACTCCGTGTTTCGTTTTATGGGTTTGTCTCGCAATATTACCTCCATTAAGTCTAAGCATAATTATGATGCGTTTTGGGCAGAGGAAGCCGAAAGCATTACGCAAAAATCGTGGGATACGATTATCCCCACCTTTCGTAAATCGGGTTCAGAAATTTGGGTCAGCTTTAACCCGAAGGATGAAAAAGACGCAACGTATAAAGAATTTGTCACGCCGTTTGTTGAGACCATCAAACACCAAGGCTTTTATGAAGATGCGGATTATTATGTGCGCTTAGTCACCTATCGAGATAATCCCTTTTTCCCCAAAGAATTACGCGACCATGCCGAGCGCTTGAAACGCGAGAACTATAAAAAGTGGCTGCATATTTATGAAGGCAAGCCCGATATGAGCTATGAAGACAGCATTATAGAGCCAGAGTGGTTCGATGCTGCAATAGATGCTCATAAGAAACTCAAGATCCATCTATTAGGTGAACGAGCGGTCGGTTTTGATCCTGCGGACGAAGGAACAGATAACAAAGCCTTCGTGTGTCGAGAAGGTATTTTAATTGAGCGTTTGGAACAATGGACTGACGGTGATTTAAACGATGGTATCCATAAAGCCTTCCAAATGACACGCGAGTATAACGCCAGCTATTTTACCTATGACAATGTGGGGAATGGTGCAGGTGTGAAGGTGTATTTAAAGCATAATGTCAAGCCCTACGGACTCAATATACATGGTTTCGGCGGCGCTGAGTCGGTCGATGATCCCCATGCTATGTATCAAGATGAGCGCAAAAATAAAGAGATGTTCAAAAACAAACGGGCGCAATATTACTGGTTACTGCGAGATCGGTTCTTTAAAACCTATCTGGCGGTCGCAAAAGGCATGTATCAAAACCCTGTGGACTTGATTAGCTTGTCGTCCGATTTAACGGATTTAGCAGATTTAAAGTCCGAATTAGTCCGCATTCAACGCAAGCGTGGCGCGGGTGTCAAGGTGCAAATTGAATCCAAAGAGGAGATGCGAAAACGCGGCATGGAAAGCCCAAACTTAGCGGATGCCCTCACTATGTCGTTTGCCAATCGCTTAGATGATGACGACGACTTTATGAACCCCTCACAGGATGCAAGCATGGCAAGGAGTGCATGGGCATGATAGATATAGCACCGCTTTTACTGGATCAACAACAAGAAACAACGCTGAATGAGCATTTAGCCGTCGCTGAAACGGTCGTGCATGAAGCCGATCCATTAGCACAATCACTGGTGGTCACGGAGTTAGCCGCCTATGTCAAACGCTGTTATCAGGAAGCCAAAGACGCAAAGCGACCGATTGAACAACAGATGTTGGATAACTTAAAACAACGGCGTGGTGAGTACGACAATCAGAAATTAACGGCAATCAGACAACAAGGTTTATCGGATTTATTTTTGAAATTAACCGATGCAAAGTGTCGGGGTGCAGAATCATGGATTCGTGATGTATTGCTACCCGCAGGGGATAAACCGTGGACAATGGATGCCACACCCTTGCCTGATTTACCCGATGAATTAGCCAGTGCAGCGGTGCATTTTGCGATGCAAGCAGGCATGGGGCAAGCTGATTTAGACCAACTCAATGAAGCCATACAACAGCGGTTAATGGATGATGCCAAAGAACGCGCACAACGCATGGAACGCTATTGTGAGGATCAACAAGTCGAAGGTGGGTTTAGAAACGCACTAAGCGAGATCATTAGCGATGTGGTCACGCTCAAAGCAGGCATTATGAAAGCGCCTGTATTAAGAAATGAGCGGCAATTATCGTGGGGGCAAGGGCATCAACCGATTGTCAATGATGAAATCAAACTCTCATTTGAACGTGTCAGTCCTTTTGACTTTTACCCTGCGCCTGAATCAGTGAATGTGCAACAAGCGGCGTATGTGATTGAGCGCCATTGTTTGCAACCGACTGATTTAACAGCGCTACAAGGTGTCGCAGGTTATGACGCACAAGCACTGGATCAAGTCTTGCATGAGCTATCCGAAAATCGCTTAGGCAAATGGTTAGATATTAGCGATGACTTAGATGCACTCAAGCGCAGCGCTTTAGAACGTGATGTAATAGCCATCAATAATACGGTCACAGAAATAGACGCTTTGCAGTTTTTTGGGCAAGTCAACGGGCAATGGCTGAACGAATGGGGCTTACAAGTTGATAGCCGCCAATGGTATGAAGCTGAGGTTTGGTTAGTGGGTCATCATGTGATTAAAGCCGCTTTGAATGAACATCCACTGGGTTTGCGTCCGTATTATCACACGGGCGCTGTCAAAATGAATGACCAATTTTGGCATACCAGCGTACCTGAGTTGATGGATGATTGCCAAGATGTGATCAATGCCTCAGCGCGTAATTTAGTCAATAATATGGGCATGGCAAGTGCGCCACAAGTCGCGGTTGATCTATCACGGATTACCAAAGGTTTTGATTACAGTTCAATGCACCCGTGGAAAATTTGGACATTCAAAAAGAATGAGACAGGCACAACCGAGCCGCCTATTCAGTTCTTTCAACCCAATAGCCATGCGAATGAATTAATCGGTGTACTGGAAAAATTTAAAGTGTGGGCAGATGAATTGACGGGTATTCCTGCGTACACGTCAGGCATTGGTGCAGCAGCAGGTGCAGGCAAAACCGCTAGTGGTTTATCGATGTTAATGAATGCCGCTGCAAAAGGCATACGGTCGATTATTTATAATATCGACATTGATATTGTTGAACCCGTATTGTACGCGCAATTCGTGCATAACATGCTGTATAGCCATGACCAAAGTATTAAGGGTGACATTACCATTAAACCGCGTGGCGCAGCCGCTTTAATTGTTAAAGAACAAATGCAAATTCGACGCGGTGAGTTCTTAGCATCAACGGCTAATCCTGTGGATATGGAAATCATTGGCAAAGAAGGTCGCGCCGAATTACTGCGTGAAGTGGCTAAAGGGTTAGATATTCCTGTGGATCGTATTGTACCCAGTCGAGAAGACCTCCAACAGCAAGCCGAACAACAAGCCGCCATGCAGCAAGCGCAACAACAGGCACAGATGCAAATGCAACAACAGCAAGCGCAACAAGCCGCGATGCACCCCCCTGAAACGACCTTAGATGGTGCAGCGGTTTCGGGTGGTCATGAGGCAAGTTTATTTTAGCAGGTGATACGATGCCAACTTTTACCCATCCTCACAGTATTAGCGCATTAAAACGGGGCAACGCGCTAACACAGTATGGTGCTGGTTTATTGCTAAGCGATACACCGAGTAATAATGATAACGATCAGGGAGTTAATGATTCAGTGGATTCAACACACAATAAGGTCACAGGCTTAGCGCAATCCGTGAGTGATGGCTTAGGCGGTGCAGCAATCGTTGGGCAACAGTTAATGCGGTGGGGCTATGCAGGAAATAATGTTTATACGAACTCTGCCTTAGCAAGCAATGCGTATTTTCCCATGCCGACTTCGTTCAATTTTGAGGCATTGGAAGGTGTAGCGTCAGAAAGAGAAGCAACGATTATTGATGTAGCGCGTAGTCCTTCCTTATTGATTTGCGTGACCAGCTTAGGGGATGTGTGGTGTCAAGCATCGAGTAATGCGGTGGGGCAAGCAGGCACAGACCAAGCACCTGTAAACCATGCGGACTATCGTTACCACATGCAATTAATTGACTTACCCGAAACCGTTGAAGGTCAAGCAAAGCGCGTGTATGTCGGGCAATCAGGATCATTTGTGAATACAAACCGTGAAACCGTGTTTGTTTTAACGGATGAAGGCGAGGTGATTGCGTGGGGAAATGGACAATCAGGTGTGGGGGGTTGGGGTGATTTTGAAAACCGTCAAAAGCCCACCTTGATTGATTTTCCTGAACCGATTACCCAGCTTTCGATTGCCGCGATTGATAACAGCCATGCGGTGTTTTTAGGGGAATCAGGTCAGGTTTATTTCACAGGAAATTGCACGACAAAGCGTAAAGGGGATGCAACCGACCAATATTATGCCAGCCCTGTAACGGTTGATCATGAACAAACACCGCCTTGGCAAACTGACCATGCAAACCCGATTAAGGTTTTTGCAGGGGCAACCGCTGAGCAAGGTTTTACGCTGGTGTTGTGTGATGATGGCAGCTTGTTTTATGCAGGTTATGATACGCCAGCGGGTTGGCAACGTGATCCCATTAATGATGTTACGGATTTTGTCACAGGTTCAAACATCAATAATGTGTTATTGCGACGAAAAAGTAACGGTGTGTGGTGGGGTTCAGGTGCAGCTTATGCGAATGGCGTAGCTGATACGGTGATTGCACGGGATGCACCACAACCGATTGAACATTCACTGGGCTTTATTGATATATGGGTATTTACCAGTACAAACGGCAGCCCTGTGGTTTTTGCCGTAGATTTTGATGGTTTGTTGTGGGGCTGGGGTGATGATCCGAATCAGACCAGTGCATTAGGAATGCGGGAAGCAAGTCAAATCGTTACACCAACGCTCATTCCTATGCCCACCTTATCACCCGTGGTTGAAATGGCATCACTGGGCTTTTTTGACAATAAAGCTTTTGCGGCTTTAACAGAAGATGGACAACTCTATACATGGGGTTATTCAGCTTACGGGGTCGGGGCATCCGAGAATAGCAGCACGAAATTAACGCCTGTTAAGGTTCGTTTTTAACAATCCGTTTTCAACAAAATTAACTTGGCAACCATGCCAATACATTAACTCATGATCCAGCACTAAGCTGGATTTTTTTTGCAAACAAAAAATGTAGGTAAGCAACTATGTCACGATTAGATGCGGTGAATGACCGTTTAACAGGCTTAGATGCCAGTGGTAATCCGATTAAAGTATCACCTTTTGTCGCAACGGTGGATGGCGCGTTATCCGCTGGGCAAGTGTTGGGGGAATGGGTAAAAATCAAACCGTTGTTTGATGCAAGCAATGCCACTATTCCTACAAATGCTAAAGTGTTCGGTGCGGATGGTTCAGTCTACCAACTGACAGGCGCAAGCAGTGCTAATGAACCCTCAACGGATAGCACGAACTGGACAAAGCAAGACTTAGGCGCTGGCGCGGTTGCTGATGGTGTGGTTAATGCAGGCTCAGTAGTCGGCAATGAATTACGCTTAACCACGGATAAAGGGCAAACCGTGGTCGTTGATGTTGCGGCTTTAATAACGCAGTTGAACAATGCAGCAATGGCTAATCCAACGGATGATACAAAAGCCCTGACTGCCGCTGGTTTAGTGAGTATTTTGCAAGCAGGATCAGCCGACATTGGCGCAATGATTGATACATCAACCAGTGCGGGTGTGCTGGCTAGTGCAACTCAGAATCCTCCTAACCTTACTGAATATGTAACTAACTTGAATAGTGCAGAGAGTCAAGGTTGGGAAGTGATTATGCTGGAAACAGCTAACCCTGTTCTTTTTATAGACTTCGGTGTAGGTAATGAAAAGGTCGTCGGGGGCTATTCGATTTACCAAAATGATCAAATTACACCTGAGTATCCCCCTAATGTTAGCCCGATTGATTGGCATTTGTATGGTTCTAATCGAGATAGAACATCGGGCAATATTGAATCTGAGCAATGGATTTTATTGGATTCACAAACCGCACAAAATATTGTGATCAATGCACCCGATTCAGAATATGCGTTCGCAAATCAAACGGCGTACCGTCATTACAAATGGGAAGTGACAAAACGAGGCGATTTTAATGGTGAGTATTTAGCATCCATGATTATTAACCGTTTCCGCCTCTATGAACCTGCACCTTTACCCCCTTTAACCGCACAATCATTAATGAATGCCGTGCAAGGTGCAGCACAAAATGTCACTTATACCGAAGTGACGGTCTAGGAGGGCTGCATTATGGGTCAATTTGACACGCCTAGCAGTTGTCACTCAGCAGGCTATCATCACGCGCATTATGGTTCGGGTGTGCCACAAACACAGGGTTATGCTATTCCTAGCCCTATTCCACCAGCAGTTGCTACGCCTATGTTTACGGCGGAATATACCCTGCATGATTTTTGTCAGTTTGTTGCGGTCGCGCCTGAGTCTGAATGGCAATTACCGATTCCCAATGATCCGAATACAGGCGCACGAGCCATGTATGCAACGTTCACGCCGATGGAGGGTGAATACACCGTATCAACGACAGGGCATACCGACTTTTCGCATGTGGGCTTGAATTGTCCGTTACTCAATCCTGATGGCTTACCGCTGCTAAACATTTCTGATTTACGGATTTATAGCAAGCATGGGGTCAGTTTAAAGGTGTGCTGGTATCGCCAACAACCGACAAACCAACGCATTGACCGAGCAGGTAATGGCTATCAGCCGCCTAATGCGGGGGTAAACCAAACCCAGCCCAGTCCTAACCAGCCTGTTAATTACACGGATATGACGATTTAAGGAGGCAGTATGTCCACCAGTATTAGTGCGGTGAATGATTACATCGACGGCATGAACGCCAGTAATCAACCGATAAAAATCACGCCACTAGAGCTTTACCTTGCCGCTGTTGCCGTCGCACAAGGGGTGCTTGGTGATTGGGCAACCGTTAGAGGCGTTTATCAAGCGGCGAATAAAACCATGCGGATCGGTTCGCGGGTGATTGGTTCAGATGGTAAGCGCTATAAGCTCATCGGTAACACGTTTAGCAATGATCCCACAACCGATAGCAACAACTGGCAGTTAGAAAGCGTAACAGGTGGCACAGGTGGGAGTAGCGCCACGAATATCAGTTTATCGCTATCAGGTAACACCTTAAATGTTTCATCGAGTACAGATTTAAGCCAGATTTTACCGAAAGGGGTGGTGGTTTCTAGCAATGTACCTACCACACCAACCGATGGTGTGATGTGGAAAAGCAATAGTTCAACGCCTAAGCCTTATGGTAAGAACTGCGTGTTTGTGTATAACCAAGGGCTAGGTGATTGGAATCTCGTCACGGGTGATATGCGAGCGGAGCTAAGTTCGGTCATTGCAGGGCTTACAGGTGGTGCATTTAATATCCTGAGCTGGACAGCCTCAAGTGATAATGCAGGCGGTACACTATCAGGCAATCAGTACACGGTCGGAAGTAACGGTTTGTACGATGTATCACTATGGATTCACCCCAGTAGTGATCATGATTTTAACGGTAGCGGACAATATAACGGTTTATTAGCCCAGTTATTAGTAGACGGCGTGGCAGTGGCAGAAGGCAACCATGTGGACTACGGTAATAGCAGTGGCAATGATATTCGTCGTCCTGTGATTATTACGATTCACAATGTACCGTTATCTCAAGGGCAAAATGTGCAAGCACAACTCTTTTTGTTAGACGGCACATTTAATGCAACCATTAGCTTGCGGATCACACGCCGCGTTTAACCATGCAAAAACGGTTGAAAGGATTGTCGCTTTTTCGGGTGGCAAGCTTAACCGTGTGCCTTTTATGTTTAACTGCCTGTGAAGGATCAACCATGAAACAAGCGCGTATTTTAGTATTTGGGCAATCGAATAGTGCTTGTTTTGCAGAAACCGCTTATACCGCACAAAGCCCTGTTTTTGCACAATACTTAGAAACGCTTGAACCTTATGCTGATCCTGTCATCGGGGCGGACTATGGGGAAACTTACCAAGGGTCAATTTGGGGATTCTTGGGTGATATGCTGGTGACTTCGGGGCGTTTTGATGAAGTGGTTTTTTCCGTAATTGGTGTTGGTAGTACCTTAGCTTCACACTGGGATAGAACAAATCCTGACCGTGTTTTTTACGGAAGACACGGTTATCTGGGTGCGGATTTATCGCAGCGTTTAGAGGAAGTCTTAGCTTATGCGGTCGAACAGGGGCAACCTTGGGATTATATCATCTGGCAACAAGGTGAAACAGATGGCTTACACGGTACACGCAGCGAAGCCTACGCAGAAACGCTAAGCCATATTATTGAGCATGTACGCACTTATAGTGATGCACCTATGTTTATTACGCTATCTACTCAGTGCTTTAACGGTGTCAATCATGAGGTGCGCTTAGGACAGTGGTTAGCCGCGTTTATGGCACGGGATGAAAAAGTGTTCCAAGGGATTGATATGGATCATTGGTCGCCTGCTGATGTGCGTTATCGACAAGGTGATATGTGCCATTTAGCTGAACAAGGGCAAAAAAATGCGGCATCTGCATGGTTTTGGGTGCTAATGAATCACAGCAATGAAGAGGAATAAACACGATGGAATTAAGCCAGCCACAAGCACAAGCGTTAATACGTCTACAACGTCATGATGATTTTAACGACTTTTTAGACCTATTACAGACCTTAAACAAGGCAAGTTTAGACACTTTGCAAGTCACATGTGATGCGATTGAACTACGGCGCGAGCAAGGGGAAATCAGACGGCATCATAAGATTTTGGCACTTTTAGAAGACGCAGAAACGAATTTTTAAACAAAACACAGGGGTACTTTACCCTTAGTTAAGTAGAGATCGTCGCTTAGAACGCATCTGATGCGGTCGGTTTTTTAAACAATATTGAGAAATAACCTAATAGCCTGCTTTCGCAGGTTTTTTTGTGCCTGTTAATTAGGCAACACATCAATCATTGAGGATAACAATATGATTCCTGAGCAAGTAATCAAAGGCAATGAAGAAGCCGAGCAGTATTTTAATGACCAAGAATTAGCCGACTTAGACGGATTAACGGATAGTGCAGCGACTACCGACACAACGAATAGTGGCACAACGGCACAAGAACCCACTGATCCTATGCTGGATGACGTTGACCAAGCGTTTTTGGGGGATGATCAAAACAATAGCGGGAATAATGAAAACTGGCAACAACGCGCCTTAGACGCTGAATCACAATTACAAGCGCAACAAGGCGAACTGGCAACACTCAAACAACAGTTATCACAATTACAAGCGCAAATGCAGTCAGGCATTAGCCAATCGGTTGATGCGGAATTGGCAAAACGTGAGGCAAAAGCCAAGAAGCAAGCTGCTTTAGAAACCAAACGCGCACAAGCACGGCAGCGTTTAAATGAATATTTAGACGACGAAGGCATGAGTGCAATGGATGCGTATTTAGAAACCTATACAGGTGCTACGCCCAATGAGCCAGCACAAGCCGCTAGCACCCCACAACAGCACACGCAAGAAACACCACAGGCAACAAGCCCTGACGATGTGGTACGCAGCAATTATGCCCAACAAGTATTAAGTGTGTTTCCTGACTACCCCAACCTTGTAAAAACACCTGCTTTTAGCGCATGGGTGCAACAACGCCATACGGACGGCAATACGTTCTATCA